CCTCGACTACGCCGACACCGCCACGCTCGCCATCATCGACGGCGTCACCAGCTGCCTCGCCTACGCGGGCCTCGACAGCAACAGCGGCGACGACATCGCAGCCTGGTACAACACCATGCCCCGACTCATCTCGGCATGCGGGCCAGCGGTCGTACTCATCGACCACGTCGTCAAAAGCAAGGACAACCGGGGACGCTACGCGGGCGGCAGCATGCAGAAACTCGCCCTCATCGACGGCATCAGCTACAGCGTGGACATGACCAAACCTGTCGGCAAGGGCGTGAAAGGCACCATCGTCATCAAATCAGGCAAAGACCGAATCTCGGAGATCGAGGAGCATTGCGCCGTCAGTTGGAGTTCGAATGGCTCGCACCTGCGCGAAGCCGCACGCATCGAAATCAACAGCACTGACCCGAAACTCATGCGCGTCACCATCGCACGACCAAACATGATGCCCAGCGACGAAACCACACGACAGCGCGGCCTCGAACGACCCACCGGGCTCATGGAGAAAATCAGCCGAATCATCGAGAACGCACCCGAGGAGCCGAACCAGACCGAAATCATCGAACTGCTGAAGGATGACGGGTCAAGCGCCCGGAAGACCACCGTGCTCACCGCCATCAACCGGCTGCTCGAAGGCGAGTGGATCAGCAACCGCTCCGGACGAAACAACCGGAACATCTACGCCAGCGTCAGACCATACCGGCAGATGGACGACCCGAAATCGGACGCTTTCGTGGACCGGATGAGCAGGGAGGAGGCGAGCGAATTGGAAGACGAAAACCATCTCGAAATCTAGTTGTTCCCGTTGTTCCCAGTTGTTCCGAGTTGTTCCGGGAACAACTGGAGTAGCGATGTCCAGCTGTTCCCAGCACTCCCCACCCACACTACGTGTGTGGGTGGGTGCGGGAACAACTGCGACTCGGCCCTCCGGAACAGCAAAAAAAGCACGTCAACGACACTAGTTGTTCCCAATCAAGAAAACGTCAGAAAGGAGACCGGAAGATGGCACTCACATTCAGGGAGCAGATCGAAGCGACCGCATGGGAGCTTGGCAATGGAGAGGGAACCACGCCCGAGCTTCGAAAGCGCTTCGATGCGGATTCTGAGACCCCGAACTTCGATCCGACCAAGGCGTTGGAGATGCTGCACATACTCCAGCTCATCAACTACAAGCAAGCCGGCAAGGGACGCGGACGCGCCCGCTGCCACTATCTGAAGAAACCCGAATACGGACTACTCAACCTCAATGAGCCGAAACCAGCTCCCAAGGACGAGCGGGAGCGGGAAAACCGCATCCAATGGGCCAAGGACTTCCGCGTCATCGCCGACTGGCTCGACGCGAACTGTTACACGACTGAAAGCGAGGAAGCATGAAAGAATCCGTCACCATCCAATACCGCTGTGAGGATGCTGACACCAATCTGGTCGAAACCCTCCCAATCGCCTCCATCGGCATCGACCAGTGGAGTCAAGGCCATCCCGTCCTGTTCAACCTTGACCGGAGAGGACATCACGGCCGCCGTATGCTCAGCGTACTCATCACCGCCTGCGAAGCGGTGCTGCATGAAATCCAGGACATCAAATGGGAGGACTGACCCATGGCCGAACCGATTGACCTCACCCAACAAGCCCTCAACGCATTGGCCTCATCGGGGCTGGGCAACGACAGTCCGGCCGAGGCGTTCGTCATCGGCTATCGGAACGGATGGCAGCAAGCCGTCGACCTGTGCATACGAATCGAAACGGCACTCAACGACGAAACGGAGGAAACAAATGAGCATCATCGACCGTGAGATAGAAGCCCGGGAACAACGCGACCCCTCGTACGTCGACGCCGACTTGCAATGGGCATGGGCAAGAGGATACAAGGCCTGCGCAAACCGCGAAATCACCGAGGAGGAGATTGCCGCCGCCATGGACGAAACCCGAAAGTTCATCGCGCTTCCTGGCGCATGGCTGGAAAACATCATCAGAACCGCCTTCAACGCGGCGAGGAGAAAGGCGACGGAGGAATGAGCAGCCCCCGCGCCCGTGAGCGCAAGCCCCCATGGCTGCGCCAATTCATCCCGAAATCCAGTCCCCTCGTGGTCACTGTCTGCGAGGGGTGCGGCCTGTACATTATCCAGGATCGGGAGAGCGTGTGGGAGTCATGGGACTGCGGACTTGTGGAGGGTGATGACCTGACCGTGGCGATAATCCTCGGCCGCCCATTGACGCGCGTGGTCTGGCTGCCCTCCGTAGGACACCCATTGTTGCGCAGCACATGCGGCAGCGCGGGCATCATGCCGGACGGCCAGTATCTGGCCATGCACATGTGCCATCTCGCCCGGATAAGCGTCAAACCGTTCAAACCACCAAGCCGCGAGCGGCCGCCGGGCAAGCCGTGGGGCGGGCCGAAACTGTCGAAACAGGAGATAGCCGAATTCAAACGCATATGGGATATGTCGTACAGCCAGCTCAAGCATGAGAAAACCCCAGCCAACAAGGTCGGCCAGGGCGAGAAGCAAACACTATTCTAGCCGACCAGCCGGAAGGGGCTAACGTGAACTGCCAGAACTGCAAAACGATAACCGAAGAGGGATATTCACTGTGCGAGACGTGCGAACTGCGTTTCGCCGGCACGCTCCTGCGATTGGCGCGCGACGTCACGCCGTTGCATGACTCGTTGGACGCGACCCTGCATCCGGGCGGGCATTCGCCCACGCGAATCCAGACCGCCACTCCCCCGACTCCAATCAGGCTCGACGTGCTCGACCTGATCGACATGCTCGACGCGACGGCCCGTGAACTATGGCGTTGCCTCGACGGCATCGACGCACTCGACTGGCGCAAAGACAAACGCAACGAGGATCTGAAGGCCACGCTCATCGCATGCGCAGGCCACCCCAGGCTCGCCACGTTCGCGGACGCGGGCTTCTACATGCACGTCGTTGACGGCATCGCCCGCAAAGTCGATGCTGCGCTGGACCCGCCGGAGCAACGCCGCGAGATAGGTACCTGCGAACTATGCGAGACCATGCTCACCGCTGGGGCAGCAGACCAGTGGGTGACATGCCCGGTCTGCGGGAGGGAACAGCGAGCGCAGACGGTTAAACTGCGTAGGCTCAAGACGTTGTGTTGGGATGATTCCAGGCGCGGGTCTGCGGCTGAGATAGCCAAGGCGTTCACGGACGCGGGAATCACCGTCAAAAGGCATACGCTCACCGTGTGGAAATCCCGAGGCAAGCTTGATGTCACGCCCCAAGGCATTTCATACAGCAGCGTCTACCGGCTCGTCATCAGTGGCGGACTTGACAAAGAGCTAACTGTGACCGCATAATGTCAGTGGATTAGTGTCGAAAAACCCAGCTCATGTGGCTGGGTTTTCGCGTATCTATGCTTTGTTTTTGCGTGGTCTCCCCCCTCCGACACCACGTCCCGGACGTTGAGCGTTCCATTCATCGATGGTCTCAGGCAACCAGCCGCGCGTGCGCCCTATCGTGGCGTCGGGCTCAGGGAGCTTGAGGTTGAGCAAGCCGCCACTGGTGATGCCAAGGCGTTCTGCGACCTGTTTGACGCCGAGATATTCAGTCGCCATTGCTTGCCCTTCCTGCCAGATAACCCAGCACGCCCGAGCACATTCCGAACACACCTGCCGGTACGCTCTGGGATGCGATGGCCAGCGCGAGGCTGACGACTCCGAACATGAGTGCGATGATTCCTATCTTGCCGTTCATGATGTTCCATGGAATAGTTGGGAGTGGAGCCGTGGCTCTGGATAGTACGATTATCCGGAATCCACGGCTCTTGTTACCGCTTGCGCCGTCTGTTCAGCGGCTTTCGCGGCTTGCTCTTCGCAATCAATGCGACGGCCACGGCGGCGATGGGTGCGAGTGCCGCACCCAATCCGGAGAGGAACTCCCCGATGGCCTTGAGCAGCTCCGCGATCTGTTCCATGTTCACCTCCTTTCCTTGGCTGACATATCTATAGTAACACAATAACTATAGATATGCAAGCCGAGGACACCAAGACACGCCAACGGACACAATGACTGCGAGGCACACATGAGCTGGCGAGTCTGCTCGACACCCGGATGCCCGAACCTCATCGAGACACCGGCACGCAAATGCGACGCCTGCACCCGAGCCCAACGGGACCGCACCCGTACCCGTGGACGCAACCCATACAACACCAAGGGACATCAATCGTTTCGCAGGCAGGTGCTCGCACGAGACCCATACTGCACATGCCCCGGCGACCCCGAGCACGGAGGCTGCGGCAAACACAAGGGGCTCTGCGGCAATCCAAGCACAATCGCGGATCATTATCCATACGAAAGAACCGAACTCATCGACATGCGACTCAACCCCAACGACCCGAAGTTCGGACGAGGCCTATGCAAACAATGCCACGATGTAAAAACCGGCAAAACAAGACCAGCAGGCTTCAACACCAGACAATAAACAGGAACACTGTGCATCACGACAAAAACAGCCGGCAACACCCCCAGGGGGGTGGGGTGACGACCACCC